CGGTTCTCCCCTTCCGTGAGGTTCTCCGGCAGGGCCTTGAAGAGGCCAAGCGAGAAGTCGGAGGCCTTGTAATCGACCTGCACAAGGAAGCACCAGTTGCCGATGGCCTCGCGAGGGATCATCCACGTGGAGCCGAGTGTGCACTTGATGTCCAGGTCGTACCCGGCCACGCGCGTATCCATCGTCAAGTTGTGCGGGTTGACGCGCTTGGAGATTTTTCGCGGAAGCCCCATGGCGCGGACGAAGCGTTTCTCGAACTTCGTCCCGAAGACCGTTTTCTCGCAGCCTTCCAGATCGTCGAGGCTTGCTTCGCCGTCGATCACATAATCCAGAGTGTCCCGGATGATCTGGCCTGTGGTCTCGATAAACTTGGTTTTAGTTCCGCCTCCCCGTTCGATCAGTTCGGCGATAATAGCTCTTCCTTCTTCGTAGTACTCCATCGTGACAAATGAAACAATAAATGATTTTATAATATGCTTTCACAATACCGGGTTTCAATTTAAAATGAAACGAGCGCCGAAATGGCGCTCTTGTTTCATGCTTCGCTGCATTCCTTTCTGTTTTTTCTTTTTCTCTTCACCGTATTCGCTTGATCGGTAAGGATAGTCCTCTGCTCGAATTCATTTTCGAGCTGACGGGTATGCGACGGGGTCGCGCCGGACATAATCAGAAGCTCGTCGCGAATGCGCTGATTGCGCTTTTCGACGTTCAGGATGCGCGTGAAGCAGTGCTTGATGGTGGTCGTGTAGAAGGAAAAGGGGTTGTCCCCCCGACTTTCGTCAAACTGCAATCCTCCGAGGGAGAGCTGAAGAAGAGCCTGGGCGCACATTTCGTCGCGATAGGAGTAGCCCCGCCAGTTGAACTGGGTCGAATAGCGCTCGACCATCATCATCCACATCGTGGCCAGACGATTGGTGGCGCGGCCGCCGTGGACGCAAAACTCACCCGTTTCCAGATCGCCCTTCCAGTGCGAGCGACCAACTTCCACCGGAACGCCATTGCGCAGAACGTAGTGCTTGAAGGGCGGGAAGTTCGTCCAAGCATGGGCCACCTCGGTGCTGCGGGCCTTGCGCTTGCGAGACGGATCAACCGGGATGTGCTCGTGTGTCATCAGCCTGAAGACGAGATCGTGAGTGGTAATGTCGCAATCCTCACCCGTCTCCTTTGCGAGCTTCCTTCGCTTCTTTTCTATCGTGGACTGGATCAGATCGTCCGTGATCTCGGAAAGGTCATGCACGATCACGTCGTAATCGATGTACCTGTCGTCCTCGAAGTAGCAATAGGACGCCTTGCTGATGTGAATCTCTCGGAGAAGCTCTTTATTGGTAATGAACTTGGTCTTTGTTGACATATCCATCTAACAGAGAAGATATTCAATCTTACCAATATCATATATCTTATTCAAGTGTTTTCATTATCTAGGTATATAATTACTTCTTAAATAATGTCAGTAGTTTCTTGCCCCGTAGGTATTGCATGGCAACGGCTGATCCATTCGAGTACCAGACCCTTGTGAATGAGCTGTCCACGCCCGGAAGGGCCTCGGAGGACCTTGTCGAGGCGACGGGAACCACCGTTGCGGCCGTATCGACGACCCAGACGGATGTCACGGCCGTGCCAGTTTCGGCCTCCCTGTCCGGCGGCAGCACCTCGGATTTCCGCCTCAGACTGTCTTTCCTTCCAGGCTATACGGGCGGTGGCTACACCGGCGTCCTCGCACCACTAGCGAGTACAGGCGGCGTTCTTTTCCCGTATACGCCGACCATTTCTCTCTCGCACGATGTAGACTACACCAGTATGTCGATGACGCATTCGAATACCGACTACTATTCATTTACCCGATCGCAGAATGTTTCCATCAACATTTCCGCTCGGTTCACCGTCCAGAACCAGTACGAGGGTCGGTATTCTTTTGCCGCGTATCACTTCATGCGCAGCAATTCAAAGATGCACTTCGGTATGAACGACCAGAACGCTGGTCTACCTCCACCGATCCTGCTGCTCAATGGCTACGGGAACTACATGTTCAACAATACGCGGGTCATCCTGCGCAACGTCTCCATTCAGTTCGACGATAATACGGACCTGGTGAGGGTGGAGCTGACCGACGGCTACGTCGTCCTGCCCGCGCTTTTCTCTCTGCAAGTGGTGCTCGTCACCCAGAACACACCCCGCGCCATGCGGGAGGAATTCTCACTGAGTGACTACCGCAGCGGCGCTCTGCTCGCGAGAGGAGGATTCTTTTGATGGCGAAGATCAACTACCCGACCACGTCCCCCTACGCTGCTACGCCCCAGCTCAGCTGGCGCATCGGCCGATATGAGCACAGGTCCATCTCACCGATGCCGGGCGACACCGAGATCATCGTGCAGCCGCAGTTCGAGCACCGCCCGGACAGGCTCAGCTACGACCTTTATGGCACGCCTGAGTATTACTGGGTCTTCATGCTGAGAAACATGAATCTCATCCGGGACCCGATCTGGGACCTGAAGGCTGGAATGAAAATTATGGTTCCTTCAATCGATACTCTTCGCACGATTTTTGGATAAGGTATGGCGATCAACGATAAGTATTTCGGTCTCCCCTCGTCGCAAAATTCCCCAAGCGGATCGTCTCTTCTGTCACCTTCTCTCGGTCAGATCGACGGTAACCTGACAAACGTTCTGACCGGTCGTCAGTTTGCCTATCAGTCGGTTATGGGAGCAGGTGGCTCCTTCAGTGACGGCCAGTTCGTGCCCAATCCCCTTAACCGCTACGACCAGGTGGCCTACCACTTCCGCCTTCTCTGCCGGGGAGACAAGCAGGGAGGCGGTCGAGAGATCGTCATCGCAGAGAGCGGCGTCACCGGCATCAACATTCGGGAAGTCACCATTGAGTCCCTCGTGGCGCCGAACCACGACACGATGAACACCCAGACGACCACCTTCCATCTGACCATCGTCGAGCCGGTGGGCACGTCCTTCCTCGACGGCATGTTCGCAGCCGCACAGGCGGCAGGGGTGAGAAACTGGCAGAAATCGCCCTACTATCTACAGCTGAACTTCCTCGGCTACGAAGAAAACGGCCGGATCATCAACCCCATCTCGGATGGCCTGCCGAATGGCGGACGCTGGGAATGGATGATCAACGTCAGCAAAGTCGATGTGTCCCTCGATACGTCCGGTGCCGTCTACAACGTCACCGGCATCATGTTCCACGATACCGCCCTCTACGATGAGTGGCTGAGCCTCTCTGACGCCGTCCATATCAAGGCGGACACCGTCGAGGAGTTCTTCCAAAAGCTCGCAGAACAAATGAACAAGAGGGTCCAGAGCAACTACAAGACCGATCTGGTGACGTTTGCCTTCGACTTTCCTCAAACTCCAGAGGGACCTAGCGCAGGAAAGTTCAGGCTTCTCGACCCGAACAGCGCCGAGAAGGACTCGTACCAGTCCCGCTCAATGGTGGAGGAGGAGCGCGACAAGTTTGGCGCCAACCCGACCATCGGTGCCAAGATCAACCACCTGGTCACCCATGTCATCGGAGCCACTAAGGAAGGCCAGAGCCTCGCCATCCACGGCAAGGAGGGTATGGACCCGAACCAGCTTCCCAAGGGCGGATTTCGGGACACTGTCTTCTATCGCGCCATCCCGGAGGTTCGGATCGGCGACTACGTGGATGACTTCGGTAGCTACAAGCGACAGATCATCTACCACGTCGTCCCCTACCGGACGCAGGCGACGACCATCAACTCAAAGGAAACGTCAGGCGAGACGAGCCAAATGGCGCTCGACGCTATCTTGCCCCGCACCCGCAAGCGCTACGAATACATCTACACCGGTCAGAACACGGAAGTGATCGATTTCCGTGCCAATTTCTCGTTCGACTGGCAGGCGACGCTTCCGCGTCTCCATGGCTGGATGCACTCGGACGAGAACGTCCGCCACCACGCTCGCTACGACAGGGAGGGCGTCGAGAAATACCAGGCCTACAAGCAGGAACAGGTGGCGGGAATGAATGCTGCGCGAATGGCGGTACCCGCATCGGCCGTTTCCTCGTCCAGCCAATATGCAGAAAGCATCCTTGAGGCTGCGGACAAGGACGGCATGTACAACGTCATTTCTATCGCCCAGACTGCCGACAGCTCGCGCAACGCCTACGGTACAGGTTTAATGGGGCAGCGCGGTTCCATCGGCCGGTCTGTATACGGCGCAATGCTTGACCAGATTTTCTCGCCCACAACATTCAACCAGATCGACCTCGTTGTGCGCGGCGATCCGTTCTGGTTGGGCGGACGCTACGAGGATTTCTTTGCTCCGCAGCAGGGAGATGGCTCGGCGCCACAGTTTGGGATCGGCGACACTTGCTTCGTCCTGAGCTTCAAGATGCCCTACGGCTTTGATGGCAACAGCGGAACGCCCACGTTCCGCAACCAGGATGTCTACAACGGCATCTACCGGGCGACGAAGATCACGCACTCGTTCTCGGAAGGACGGTTCCAGCAGACGATCACCGCGCAACGCCTGGCCAAGCCTTACCCGAGGGAAGTCGCGACGCTCATTCCCGACCTCGTGGGTCGAGCGTACGCGTAACAAATCGAGTTTTCCTGACATTTTCTTTGGTGTTTTTCGATGATCAATATCAATCGCACGTCAGACAAGGTCCGCACAGAATCCACCAACGGCAACGTCCGCCGACACGGCATCTACGTCGGCATTGTCAAAGGAAACCAAGACCCGCAGAGGAACGGGCGGTTGTCCGTCTATATCCCGGAATTCGGTGGCGATCCCGATGACCCCGACAGCTGGTACGTCGTCCAGTACGCGTCGCCGTTCGCCGGAGCGACCAACATCGAGGAGAACATCGCGAGCGGAGAGGGAAAGGACAAGATGTACGGCAGCCAGCGTTCATACGGCTGGTGGGCCATCCCCCCGGACATCAACAACGAGGTTCTGGTCTGCTTCGCCAACGGCGACACAGCAAGAGGCTATTGGTTCGCCTGCCTATACCAGCCTTTCATGAACCACATGGTCCCTGCGATAGGGATCAACATCTCGACGGATGACGAGATCAACGAGAAGAACCTGCCTCCGGTCGTCGAATTCAACCGCAAGGACGAGAGCCAGTCGATCTGGGAGCCCAGGCGGCCTGTGTTCGAACCGCTCCACAACGGCCTTTCCGTGCAGGGTCTCTATACCGATCCTGAGCGCGGCCCGGCAACGACCGGGGCGAGGCGGGAGAGCCCGTCGAAGGTGTTCGGTTTCCTCACGCCTCGCGGCAACACTATCCACATCGACGACAACGAGGAGAACGAGTTCATCCGATTCAGGACACGCTCTGGCGTGCAAATCCTGATCCACGAGACGACTGGCTACATCTACATGATCTCCAAGGAGGGCAATTCCTGGATGGAGATCAGCGACGAGGGGATCGACCTTTATTCCAAGCGCTCGATCTCAATCCGAGCGGAGGAGAACATCAATCTCCACGCCGATCACTCGATCATCACGCACGGTGTCGGTGCCATTCACGGACGTGGTGGCAACCACACAATGGCGAGCGAAAGCCAGTCCACTGTTGAGATCAAGGGCAACAGCAATCAGCGCATCGGCGGTGACTCCAACATGGATGCCGGTGGCGCGATCAAGCGCAACGGCTCGGCCATTCTCGACGCGGGCGATCCGTCGCCGACGAAGACTGTTTGATTTCGTTTGATTTTTTGAGGTGTTTTCATGGCTGAATGGGTCATGCCGACCTCCGGCAGCATCACCAGCACTCCGGGATACCGGGTTCCTCCTGTTGCCGGAGCCTCGTCAAACCACAAGGGCTGGGACATCGCTGCCCCGTCTGGGACCAACGTCTACGCGGCGTCATATGGGACAGTTGAGTATGCCGGTTACGCGAAGGGCTATGGCAACGTCGTCTACATCCGGCACCCCGACGGCTCCCAGACGCGATACGCTCATCTGATGGGGTTCAACGTACGGCCCGGACAGCAGGTGTCTGCCGGGCAGCGGATTGGCCTTGTGGGCAACACGGGCGCTTCTTCCGGCCCCCATCTTCATTACGAACGCCGCGACAAATACGGGAGGGTCACCCAGCCGTTCGGAGACTCCAGGCTGAATTCCCAGATGAAGAAGGGAGCGAAGGTCAAAGGCGGAGAACGAGGAGACGGGACAGAGGAAGAGGACGACGGAAAGAAGGGCGATCAGGAAGGAAACACCGATACCGAGGATGCCAACTCCCAGCGCGACAAGTCGGAAGACCCGCTGACGCCGCAGGAGATGCGAGACATCAAGGGCTCGGTGAATAACTATGAGGTCACGATCACGCGCTCGATTGTTTCCCGTCTTCCGACACACGAGCCCTGGATCGGCCATCCTCGCTCCACCGTGGGTCCGCGTTATGGCATAGGTTCGCAGGAGAACGGCTCAAGCGGCAACGGCGACGGCGGTCTCGGGGGCGTTGGTGGGCCAGGTGACTTCACAGGCGGCCCCATGGCGCAGGGCAATGCCACCTTCGACGACTATGCCCCGCGCATCATGAACGACCTGATCCGGGATTTCGGCTTCACGCCCGAGCAGGCCGCAGGCATCGTCGGCAATCTGGGTCATGAGAGCGGTGGCTTCCGCCAAATGCAGGAGCTGAGACCTATATCGGGTCGGGGCGGCTACGGTTGGGCACAGTGGACAGGCCCGCGACGCAAAGCGTTTGAGAATTACGCCAGCTCAAGGGGCCTCCCTCTGAACTCATACGAGGCCAACTACGGCTTCCTGAAGTACGAGCTGATGACAACGGAGAAGCAGGCTGTCAGCGCGGTAAAGAACGCCAAGACCGTCGAGCAGGCAGCCTATGCCTTCGAGCGTTCGTTCGAGCGCGCTGGTATCAAGCACGACGAGTCCAGATACAGATGGTCTCGGCGCGCCAAGAAGCTCTTCGACGACAAGAACGGTGCAACCGATCCTGAGACAGCCGATCCCGGCATGAACAAGGAAGCCGCCGACCAGAAGCCCTCCGCGCCATCAAGCGACACGAACCGGGGCGGGGCGGCTCCGTCTGGGGTGTCGAGCGAGCCGATGGTCTGAATGGCAGCGAGTTCACATGTGAAATGGTCGCACCGATCTGGGGCAGTTCACATGTGAAATGGTCGCCATCTGGGTTGCCTCATGCAGGTTGTTCACGTGTGAAATGGTCTGAACCTATCCGGTCAGTCCTGTTCACACGTGAAATGACCCCACCCAAGGGGTCGAGAGTTGGCTGCGGCCTCCCGGCGCGTACGAATTCGTCTCTGACCTAGCGCACTGGAACGAGGCTGGACGGACCTTTCCGCATCCAGGTTTCACAGGTAGCTTGCCCCTTGCACCACCGTTCATCGACGCATCGCTCTCCACGTCCTCAAGAGGCCAGGTTTGGGGTACGAGGTGATGATCGTCCGATCCCGGCCTCGTGGCAGACAACTCCAAGGACCGAGGTTCACACGTGAAATGACCTAAGGACCAGGGTGTCACGTAGGCCCATTTCACGTGTGAAATGACCGCATGTCCGCCTATCGGTCGGTCTGATCACGCGTGAAATGGTCGGAAGCCCCTCCGAGTTCACATGTGAAATGGTCGCGACCTCTTCGGCCGTCTCATTCGATACTTCACATGTGAAATGGTCAGAGCCCCTGAGATGGTGGACCCGGAAGCTGCCTGGAGATACGCAATTCCGTGGTCGCACCCGGAAGCCCAAGCGTGCGCAACCCGTCAACCGCCCGATCGGCTGACCTCTCATAAGGGATCGCTCAGACCGGTCCGATGGGCCGCTGTGGCTGCGACTGGCTTCTGATCACTTTCACCGACACGCCCGGCTCACACGTGAAATGACCTCCTCACTCGACCAAGGGGATGGACCGTTTCACACGTGAACACGTCCGACGAGCCCATCCCATTGCCGCGACCAGCCGTCGCAACCGGCAGGTTTCCACATGAAACCCATCCTGAGTTTCCCATGCCAGTAGTGGGAGAACAGAGCATTTCATTGAGGAGACGGTTGAGAAAGGCGTGAGAGAGTTGACACGATTGCCTTTCTCGTTGATTTCCTGATATCTGCGTTAACCGTCTGTTAATGTTAAGGTGCCATTTTCCGGGCGAAGAATTTGGAGGACTTCACATGGGACTGCCCGCGCTTGACACCTCCAAGGCGCCTCGGGGGCGTACGCTCTTGATCTTCGCCCCCAAGGGTGGTGTCGGAAAATCGACGATCGCGATGAACCTTCTCGTCGCCGCCACTCAGCACGGAATACGGGCGCGAGGAGTAGACCTTGACCCACAGAGGACGCTTTCGAACTGGGATGCATATCGCCGCGAGAACCCATTCTCGACGCATCTCACCCCAGTCGAGGTGGTCCCCAGCCACATCAATGATTGGCGCTCGGTCTGGGAAACCAATGCAGATTATGACCTTTCAATCTACGATTTCCCGCCCGGCGTCGAGGGTTTCGAGGACAGCATCTACTCGCTGACCGGTCGTGGAGACTACGCGCTCATACCGTTCGGGCCTGGACATGAGCTGCCGCACCTCATCCCGTGGATGAAGAGGCTGCTCGAACGAGAGCGGAAGGTTGCCTTCTGCATGACCCGAGTCTTCAACCCGAACTACACAGGAGCCCGCATCGCGAAGACGGAAGCCGTGAAGCACGGGCCGTGCACCCCGGTCGATATTCCGATGCGGGACGACATTCTACGGAGCAGTCAGGGCTTCTCCGTTTTTGACCACCCCAAATTTAGGGGACGCGACGAGTTCCAAATTCTCTGGAACCATGTGTGCCAGGAGTTAGGTCTATGAGTGCACCGTTCAGCAAGCGGGCCATCGCGGAAGTCGGTCTGTTCGGCGACCGCATGACCCAGCGCACCTCCACGGATCGACAGCTGGCCCTCATCGACAATCAGCTGGACGGCAGTCTTCGGGAAGCCCTGACGGGTCTGAAAATCCTGCATGACGAGGAAGCCAAGCGGCAGCTGCGGGAAGCCGTCATCGGTATCCACAAGGCCTGGGCGGATATGCGCGGGAGCGCGATCCAGACCGGCAAGCTGCTTCTACAGATTTACCGTATGGGTACGGATGTCTACGAGGCGCTGTTCCGGAAGGAGAAGGCAATCCTTCCCTTCGGGCATTCGGTCGAGGTGAAGTTGCGCCGCATCGCCGAGGACATCGAGCGCGGCCGCTTCGTCGAAACAAATTTGCCGATCGCGTACTCCGCCGCATACGAGCTGACTACCCTGACAGACGAGCAGCTCGACATGGCCAAGGAGCGCGGCTTGGTCCGTCCGGAGACTATCCGGAGGGAGATCATCGCATTCAAGCGCGAGCTCGCCGCGAAGAACAGCGGCATGTCGGACACCGAATACAGCATCAATTCCCTTCGGTCGCGCCGCACGTATCTGGAGCGCAAGCGCAAGCGCGTCCTTGCCAAGCTGCGCAAGATCGATGCGGAACTTGCAGAGGTCAATCGCCTCCTCAACGTCCCCTATGAGGAAACCGAGTTCGAGGAGATCGACAGCGAGGATTCTCCCGAAGAGACGGCAGCTTAAGCCATCAGCAAATGGGGCCAGCAACAGCTGGCCCTTTTTGTTTGACCGGTCACTCGCCGGGTCATTTCACATGTGAACTGCGAGGCAGCTGGGGTCGCTACCATTTCACACGTGAACTCAGACGCAGCTAACATGTGAACGGACCACACGCAGAACCGGACCGGCGACAGCTGGCGGGTCATTTCACATGTGAACCCTAGATCCATGCGCTTGTGACCATTTCACACGTGAACACACCACACGATGACCTGGATGGCCCCAGGGCACCACTCCCCTTGTGTCATTTCACGCGTGAACAGGGCTGGTCGGATTGGTCCCGACCATTTCACGTGTGAACATGCCCGAGAAGCGGACGTTTCACACGTGAATGGAAGCCGTGTTACTCCCAACTGATCACAACGCGGCCGCCAAAGCCTGCCGTCGAACCGCTACCGAACGCTGCACCACCGGCACCAACCGTGATCGACAGACCCGTACCAGGCGGGATGGCCTCGTTCTCATAGGTCTTGGTGACATAACCGCCGCCGCCGCCGCCACCGGGGATGTGCCAGCGGTTGCCGATGTTGAAGGCGAATCCGGGTATACCGCCACCTCCAGGGAAGCCCGAGTTGCCCGCGCCCGACCGCGCGCTGTCGTCGCGGTTGAAAATGTAGCCGCCGCCACCCTTGGCGCCGTTCGCTCCAGTTGCTCCAGGCGGGCCTGACCAGCCACCACCAGCACCACCAGGTGAGCCGTAGCCTTCGAGGTTCCAGCTACCCGGTCCGCCACCGTGGGCGACAAGCTGACCGTCCGGGACAGCCACAACACTCGCGCCACCTGCGCCCGGCGATCCGGTCGCCGGATAACCGTTGCCGCCACCACCACCACCAATGACGCGGATCGTGAGCCTGGCGTGCGGCGGTACCGTGAAGGTGTAGCTACCAGGCGTGTCGTAAACCTGCTCACCCGAGGTGACCTGCGATGTAGAACCAGAGACAGTCACACTCGCGCCGACCTCGTTCTGGTTCACACCACGAACGGCAATCGTGTAGGTCCTGGAAGGATCGAGGCCGGTGATCTTGTGCGGCTTTGTGATCGTCGTCCACGTTCCGCCGTTGACCGACATCTCATGCCTCGTCGCACCGGCCGCGTCGCCATCCCACGTGATGGTGATCGTCGTGGCCGACGATGCCGTGACACGCAGACCAGAAACCGTGCCAAGCGTCGTCCTGCCGGAGGTAGATGAAGCGGGACCCGTACCAGACGCATTCACGCCACGAACGAGGATTTGGTAATTCGTCGAGGCAGCAAGACCAGTGATGGTCTTCGACGCGAGCGTTGCCCAAGACGTGCCATTGTTGATGCTGTACTGGTGCGAAGTCGCTCGTGGGGCATTCCCGAAGTCGATGGTGAGCGAGTTCGGCGCAGCCGAGACAACGCGCAAGTCCGTAACGGTGCCGGGCAGCGCGATGTCTGTAGTGCCAGCTGTCGTCGTCTCCGGACCCACGCCCGCAGCGTTCGTGCCACGGACCTTGATCGTGTAGCTCGTATTCTGTTCGAGACCGGAAATGGTCTTCGAGGTAAGCTCCGTCCACGCTCCGCCGTTGACGCTGTACTGGTGGCCAGTAGCGCCAGGAGCAGGATTGAAATCGATCGTGAGCGAGTACGCAGTCGATCCGGTCACGCGCAGGTTCGTGACAGCACCTGGCGCATCCACTTGTGTGGTGCCACTGGTCGTGTCCGGACTTCCAAAACCATATGCGTTCACGCCGCGAACGCGGATCGTGTAGTTCGTGCCCGACGACAGACCGCCGATCGTATTCGACGTTAGCGCCTGCCAGTTGCCGTTGTTCAGGCTGTACTGATGCGAGTCGGCATTCGAAGCCGGAGTGAACGCCACGGTGAGAGACGATGACGTAGCCGAGGTGATACGCAGGTTCGTGACGGCCCCCGGCAGCGCCGGGGTCGTCTTGCCCACCGTTCTGGCCTCAGGACCGAAGCCGACATCGTTCACGCCACGGACGGCGACGGTGTAGGTCGTATTCTCGCGCAGACCGAGGATGACCTTGTTGGTAGCGAGGGTCATCCAAGCACCATCGTTGAGGCTGTACTGGTGAAGGGTAGCACCCGGTGCATCCTTGAAGGACAGTGTGAGTGTCGTGGCACCGGTCCCGGAAACCATCAGGTCGGTGACAGGACCGGGCAGCGTCGGAGGAGCAACGTCCGTGCGGCCGGTGACGGAGGTAGCCGGGCCAACACCGAAGTCGTTTCGACCCCTCACCTGGATCGTGTAGCTCCGGTCCGGGCTGAGACCAGTCAGCGTGTTGGACATGAGACGCTGATACGTGCCGCCATTGAGGCTGTACTCGTGGCTCGAAGCCATTGGCGCCGGAGTGAACGCGATGGTGAGCGTGTTCGCCGTGGCGGCCGCGATGCGAAGGTTCGTGACTGCGCCAGGAGCAGCACTGTACGAGTTCGTGCGCCCCTGGACGGTCGCGGCAGGACCGGCGCCAGCCTCGTTCACACCACGAACCTGGATGGTGTAGTTGGTCTCGGCAGTAAGACCGGAAAGCACGTTGGAAGTGAGCGATGTCCACTCCCCTTGGTCAATCCGATACTGGTGTGAGACGGCACCTGGAGCACCCGTGAACTCGATGGACAGCGTCGTCGAGGTCGCGTTGACGATCCGCAGGTTGGTGACCTCTCCTGGCGGTTCTGTCGCGGCGCCGCCGTCGAGCGCGAAAGCCGTGATGAAGATCGGAGAGGCAATTCCGGTCAGACGCGTGGTCGCCTTGAGCACATCACAGACGATGCGCGTTCCTTCTGACAGCTCGTCGAAATCTCCCAGCGGAGGAACCGTCATGGTGACGATGAAGCGAACAGTCGCTCCGTTGCCTCCGTTGTGTCCGGAATATGCACGCCGGGCCGCAGCAATCGTCACATCGGTGCCGCCATAGGCCGGATCGACATGGCCGCCGATATTCGTGCCATCGTAGATGACCTGAGGAGCGTCGGAGAGCGAGTAATAGCCTATCGGCTTGGCCTGACCGGCCGCACCCGATCGCTGGGTGGCCGTGGCACCAAACTGGACAACACCCACCCTTCCAGAACAGACATCCCGAAAATCGTCGTCCATTGAGGAGTTGTCGCGCGGGTGCTCGATGTGCAGACCGATGCGTCCACCGGAGTTGAAGAAGTGACGGGCGCTGTCCTCATCGGCGAATGCCACGTCAATGGTCGCCGTGATGGTGCCTTTCCAGTTAGTCGTTCGCGTAATGGTATGAACGCCTTCCTGCAAAGTCAGGGAAAAGCTGTCGGCGTTGAGGCGGTTCTCATCGACCGTATCGACAATGGCTTGGAGATTCGGAAAAGCCTCGATCAGGTCACCAACGGAAGGCGCCGTGAAAAGAGCCGGGATGCTCGTTCCCTGATGCGCCGCCACAGTCGCTATTGCGGATCGAAGGTCACCCCAATGGTCCGCCATGACAGCGAGGTCGGTGGTAACGTTCTGCAAGGCCGGGAATTCCTGACCATAGCCGCGATCACCGCTACCGTTGCCGTAAATGGCTCGGATAGTGCTCAGAAATGAATTGAGATCACTGGCAGTAATTTTGCTTCCGGCCTGATACGCCATATTACTTCACTCCACCAAGAACCACTTCGATCAAAGAAATTTCCTCGGTCTCCTTGTTCTGGAGGGCTCGACCGATGATGGCCTGATGCGGCTCATCACCCTTGGCCGCCTTGGCAACGCCGGGAATGTGCGAGGAAACAAGACGAGCGCCCTTCTTCACCGGGCCAACGACCTTGACCGGCACACGACCGGCCAGGGCCACGAACGGATGGGTCTCGTCGGTGCCAGCCTGGCTATTGAGCATCATGCCGGGAGCCGTCGAGATGACGCCGAACACCTCGGTCGAGGCCTCGGTGCGAGAAAGGCAAATCTCCTTCTCTCCGCCGATCTCGACGACATCGCCGGGCGACATGGGTTCGGAAGCCTCGTAGCGCTCGGCCAAGTCGGCGTAGCGGGCCGAAGTCGCCGTACCGGCAAAGACGTAGCCGGTCGGATCGGTCGCCATGGTCACACCGGCTGCGATTCCGTCCGGGAAACGGCTGGCAAACGGATAGGATTTGTTCTCGATGGTGATCTGGGCGGGGAGCTCGCCGTGGGGAATCTGGACGGCACTCTGGACCGTGATGATCTGACCCTCCGAGATGCCAACGCCGACCGCGTAGCTGCTGTTGGCCGTCTCAATCAGGACGCCGGTGTATCCCGAGGTACGGTTATTCGAGCCAGGAAGAGCACCGGTGTCTCCGAACCCACCGCCACCGGAAATGGTCGTCCAGCGATTTCCATCGAAGACCTTGATCGTCCTGGCCGTTGTGTCGAACCACAGCTGACCAGTCAGGGGACGAGACGGAGCAGTCGAATTTGCGAAGTTCTCAAGAAGCTTGATGAAGTTTTCGGCAGTTGCCTGTCCGTAACCGACTGCACCACGACCGACCAGCGCCAAGGATGTTTCGGTCGTATTGATAGTCTTGTCCGCCAACTCCAAAAGCGTCGTGCCGTTAGTGCGTCTGACAGTAATGGACATAAATCAATTCTCCAAAAGACAATGCTTAAACTTATGACTTTATTTATCAGTCGAGCTTGGTCGCTCTAAAGATTGTGTAGGTTTCTGGTCCGCCATGCGCGGCGCCAAAGACAAACGTTGAGCTGAGACCAAGAGCCTGATTGGCTCCGGACGCCGGAAGTGCCGCCACAAGGTGCTCGATGCGGAACTGGGTGTTTCCGGTCACCTGGACCTCACCCACGATCAAAGAGCGCGTCTGCATCGGTTCGCCATCGACACCGACACTCGCCTGCTCAACCGTCCCCCAGAGAGCCACGGTGTTGTTCGTGACATTGTATAGACGGGCACGATGGCCGCCGACGCCAGCGGCGGGTGCGGAAGCCACAATGAACCACTTGCCGGTAGTCAGCGTGATGATGTTGTTGACGACGAAAGCCGTATTGGAGCCGCGAAGATCGTTGGGGTCCGCCACCACGGTGTTCAGCGCACGAGCAGCCCAGACTCCGGGTGTGGTCGTGCCACCAGGCGTACCGGCAGCCTTGCGGTCCACGATCTCGATGTAATCAAGCCCTTTTTCGGGCCTATTGGTCGCGGAAATGACGCGACCGTCGAGGCCGACCGTAACCTCGTTATAGGTACCGGGATCGACGCCGCTCGGACCAATGTTCGCGTTAATGGTGATGTCCGACGAGCCATCGAACATCGCCTCTCCACTCAGCTTTCCGCCAAGGCTGATCTTTCTCGGCGTAGAGAGACGATTGGCTCGTGAGGCGACAGTCAGAGAGCTCGAAAGTTCGGTGATGATCGTGATGTCCTCCGAGCCGTCGATCATCGCCTCACCAATCAGGTCACCGGTCAACCGAAGGCGACGCGGCATCGTCCACTTGCGAGCCGTCAGTGCGAGCGTGGCCGTACCGGCATCTCCCGCCTTGGCCGCGTATTCCGCCTCCGTGGCATGGTCAGCACTTCCCACGTGGTCCCTGGAGCCTTCCCCTCCGATGGCAAGGCTTCGCCAATTCGCGCCGTCATAGACCTTCAGGGTACCAGACGACGTGTCGTACCAAGTCTGACCTACAATCGGCGCCCGAGGCGGCTGGAAATTTGCGAAGTTTTCCAGCAGATGCAGCCAGTTCTCAGCAAAGGCTTGCGCGTAACCACTGGAGCCTCGGCCGCAAAGCGACAAAGAGGTTTCAGTGCGATCGATCGTGGAGTCTGGCAACTCCATAAGAATGGTGCCGTTTGAACGCCGGACGGAGAATGACATCGTTAAGACCGTCTCCCAAAATATTTTTATTATGTTCGTATTTATTTCTCCGCGAATAAGGCCTCCAATTTCTGGCCGTACGCCGAAAGAAATCGCTCCACTTCTTTGACTTGACTGTCCGTGACATCCCACATGGGGGCGTCTTCGTACCAGATACGCAACGCCGGGTCGGATCGGACGAACTCCTCCACCCTCTCAAGAAGGCCGTTGTTGAGAAGAAACATGCGTGCTTCGTAGCGGGTGACCGCCCGGCGAACCGTTGCCTCCACGATCCGCCCATCCCGGATGACGCGACCAACTAGGGTCGATGGATCGCCATCGTAATGAAACGAATAGACGTGCCCTTCCTGCGGAAACAGGCGATCAGCCTCACGAGAAGAAATTGAAATACTACCAGTCGAATCCGCTACTACGACAATTTCATCGAGCGGAATGCGTTTCGCAACATCGTACCAGTCTTCGCCCTTTTCGTTCTTCAAAAACAGGACGTTGAGCTTGGCTCGTATATCGTCTTCAGAAAGAACTGGATTATACCGCTCGAAGAAACCCCAATACTGCATTACGTTCCGACTGTATACCACGTACCATTGACGTTATATTGGATATACTCACACACGAACCGAAGGTTCTGGTAGCCGTTCGGGCCATTCTCGACATAGACTCCAGAAAAGAACGCCCCTCCCGGCGCTCTGACAGTCTGACCAGCCTGAGCATTGACCGTACCGGCGTTGACGCGACGCATGCCATTGATAGGCGCGCCTGCCGGTCCCCCTGTCAGCGTCACGGAAATCGACACGTCCTGGGTACCATCGAAGATGACGCTTCCGGTTGCCTGCCCCGTGAGCTGGATGCGACGAGGGTTCGTGAGGCGGTCGGCCGCAAAGGCTCGATCCGTCTGCGCAGCGTGGCGAACAATGGTATTAAGCTCGACGTTGCGGGAGCCGTCGAGATTGACCGATCCTTCGACATCGCCAGTAAGCGTGATGGCGCGAGCGTTCTGCCACCGTCCAGCGGTCGTCGCGTTGCCCTGAAGATTGCCGACAAACGCCGTCGCGGCGATCTGTCCATGGTTGTCACGCTCGGGAATGGTGCCGGGAAGGGCTTCGACGGCCGTGTTTCCGACCACGGAGCGCCAGATACCGCCGTCATAAAGCTTCAACGTCGTGGTCGAGGTGTCATACCAGAGCTGGCCCGTCAGGGGTTTCGGCGGCGGATTGATATGCGCGAAGTTTTCAAGAAGCTTCACGAAGTTCTCGGCAAAATCCGTACCGTAATTGACAGCACCCTTGCCGACAAGAGCGAGAGACGTTTCTGTCTTGTCAATCGTCTGGTCCGGAATGACCATAAGAACCGATCCATCCGAACGTGTAAGCGTGTAAGGCATGAATTTCTCTCCCGCGATTACGACATGTAAATTCGAAGCGTGTAAATGATTTCAAACGCTCTATTCAACGACTTCTGAACTGGATGGAAAATGACGTGGGTCAGGAGCTTTCCTGTGCCTGCCGTTGTGTCGAATGCTCGCAGACCAATCTCATCGAAAATGAACTCCCCTTCCGCATCCTGGGCGTCATCGAAGAATTCCTGACCAGCTGGCTCGTTGTAGTCCAGGTAACAGGTGATGACGATGTCCGTATAGACCTGGTTCTGGGTGTGCTGGATGCGAATGTGATTGCGTTCACGATCAACGTTCAGCGGGCTCTGGTCATTTACGACCTTCGAATAAGTCTGATTGTACAGGCGCGCATCCGCCCCAGTAACGTTCGGCGGAAAGTATGTGATTGCCCCTGTTCCAGAAACGACTGATCCACCATTGCCAAAAACCATTTCATGAAGATGGCCGCTGGGACGATTGGCGAGAGACAGAGCAATAGCTTCACTCATGTTCTCGAAGTGGATGGCATTCTTCTTTTCCAGAATGACCTCGCCACTGTCCGCGTCGCGAATGAGAACGAAGCCCTCCATCTTGTTTCTGACATCAATCATCATGGTCAATATTCCCTCTGGCAACAGGCATAGAAGAACGCTGATTTACAATTTCTTCCTTCGTATCAGCATCGCGAATAACGATGTGATCCACAACAATCGGCTTCGTCTCGTCTATGCCAAAAGCATCTTCCTTGCTCATACATAACCTTCCCAATTATTTACGTATTTATTATATCCATACTTAAACGCCCCGCTTCGGCGGGGCGTTTATTCAATCAACATACACTCGTGAATTTTTCGCGAGGTCTATGTCGAATACCTCTTCCCTGATCCGGAAGGGGGCGGAAGTCGTGACTGTCGCGGGCTGGCCCGAACGGACAAGGCTACCGACCGGGTGCGAATAGGAGGTCGTCTGCGCCAGCCGAACCGTCTCTATCTTTTTCGGGATGCGATAGAGGGTGACCGTCAGTCCGTCGGCATCCTCTTCCACGGCGAAATGGATGTCTTTCTGAAGAGCAGTGAGGCTTCCGTCCTCGGACAGGAGCGAGACTTCCAGCGGAAGGCTCGCCACGGCACCGGGGAAGTAGAAGACATTGGTGGACCCGTCACCACGATGCATCGAGACGATCCGGTGCTCACAGGCCTCCCGAGTGCCTCTCGTACCTCTGCGAAGCTCGCGCAGGATCACCTCCTGACCGGAAACTTCCTTCTCGAAGTACTCGATCCGCTCGCCATTGATGAACACGACGCCTGGGACACCGCCGTCGAGGTCCGGTTCGGGAAGCATCTCCACCGGAAGCATGTCTTCCGGGTAGTCGTCTGCATCGATCCGCAGGACAATCTCTCCGTCCTCCGGTCCGAGAGGGGAGGCCAGTGTGATCCGGACGTCGTCGGTCCAATCGTAGAGTTCCCATGAGCCGTTCATGCGGTACAGCGTGCGTTCGCCATACGGGCTCTGGGCCTTCCTTGCGACCGTCGAGGCCAGCGGAACGGTGTCGAGAGGAGCGAAGCCGAAGTCCACACCGAGGACCGGATCGCCCATGAGTGACGGGCTCGGGACGGCCGTGTGCATTCCCCACGTGGAGGGCGGAACGACCGGCTTGCCCGAAAATGTCATGATCACGACACGCTCATGCGGCTCCTGTCCGCCGGGGATGGTCACAAGAACGCGGGATTTCCGGCTGTCGAGACCAACGCCGACATGATCAAAGGACTTTCCATCCCATCGCGGCGTCTCAATGGCCGTGTCGTAATCGACGCCCGAGATCAGTCGGTGACCGTTGACCCAGACCCAGACATACTGGCTGTCCTCGACCGCGACCGGAATCTCGTACATCCCGGAGGGTGAGCCATCGAAGACATGAGCGGCGATACCGAGAGCGGATGCATTCTCAAAGGTTGTGACCTCGACCCGCGTGTCGGTGCCGATCGTGTAAGCGTCGTCCCACAGATGCTCTTCCCAGGCGATGATGTCGTAATCGCTTTCTCCGATGGGCGTGTAGATCGTCAGCTCACCGTCCTCTACGTCGTAGTCATGGCCTTCGTAACCGATGGCGATCACGTTCTCGGGGAGGAAGTTGATGTTGTTGGCGAAGATATGTTCGCCGATGAGAACGAAATCAGCGCGAACGTCGAGAAGATCGGTGTCGAGCGGACGACAATCGAGACCGTCCTCAACCGTGGCCCAGGAATAGACCTCCTCAGCCATATCCCACTCGTAGGTATCCCAACCCTTCGTGACAGGAAGCTCGCGCTCTTCACCTGGGACGGAATTGATCTCACCCGTGTAAAGATCGCCGTCGATCCACATCCTGATGTTGTTCACATCGTTGATCTTTGTGAACGGCAGATATCTATCTTTGGTCGAGAACCCGCCGACACGAATGAATGGCGGCGTCAGGCGCTTTCCATTCAGCTCGACGATGGTGCCAATCGCCTCCGTCGGTACGACACGTGACGGAGTAGCCAGGGTCCAGCGCTGTTCGTCGTGGACCAGGAGGCTCTCCTTCGCGACGTTCGTGGCAGGATTCGTTACCCCATCAAGAGGCTCAAACTCGGTGAAGCAGATGTCGGCCCCGTTTGCCGGAGCATTGACGAAGACGACACGGCCATCCGAGATGTAGGCCTCATTAGACGGCATGCGGCGTCCATCGACTGTAATCTCAACCGCACCTCTGGTCTCGAACGGAAGATCGTATTCTGTAGTGATGCCGTCGCCGGTCAGGAACGTCTGACCACAAATGGCCGTCAGACCACCATGACCCATCACATGAACCATGACTTTCTGGGCGCGCGGTGAGCCAAGCTGGACCTCGACCTTCCGGGCGTGGTGATCCACTGTGTAATCGATGCCCTCGCGGGCACGAACGCCATCACGGTAGACGAAGACCGCATCGGCTGAGGAAGCAACGCCTCCGTAGGAGAGGCTGACCGTCGAACGTCTGGCGCGTTTCGTGTTGACGTAGGCCGTATACTGGCGAGGAGCACCAACGGTCCATCCGGTCTCGACCGTCATGCTGATAGCAGTATTCGACTGCACCGAAATCAGTTCCTCGGGATGGTTCGGTGCACGGTACGGGTCATTGAGCTTGTAGTGGCTCTTGGCATCTCCGGTCGGGTTAAGGGCAACCTCCACCTCCTCGACACCATTACCGTCGATCTCAAGGTCCTTCTCGGCCGTAAGCAACGTCTCCCACGGCAAGCTGTCATATCCCTTCACGTCCCAGTCCGAGTATTCGAAATCGTTGGGCTGGAACAGGTCGCCACCGTCCGTGACAACGCCCTTGAATGTCAGACCAAGCAATGTCTCGATCTTCTTCTCGCGCATACCCTGGCCAGGACGATAGAAGGCCAGCATGCGGGCGAGGGCTGACCCGCCATGGCTTCCTCCGGAACCACCATCGAAGCCAAGCACATCCATCGGGCCGAGGTCCCATCCAAGACCGGAATCCAGCGGCACTTCCTGATGATCAACGCGGTCGAACCGCATCTTGAGGAGCATGCGCCGGATCGGGTTGAAATCGCTCGACGCCGGGTCACGCGATCCCTTCGCGAAGTTCTCTGCCCAGTCCTTCCATGGTGACATCGTGGTTAGGATCGCCATGTCGGCATCTCGGCGCGGATCGAGCGTGCGATGACGACCGAGCGTCTCATCGAAGTAGACAGGCTTGTCGAAATCCGAGACGTGAACGCCCACCCGGTCGATATCCGGAGCAAGTGTGCGCGCGAAGTCGCGAACCTTCACGCGGTACGGCTTCACTTCCTCGATGTACGAGACGATATTGTCGGTCTGATCGTATCTCTTGACCGGGCTCTGGAAGAGCGTCTCGTTGAAACCAACGATGGACATGAACGAGGTCTTGAACGCCCACGGGATGTTCTGCTGCTGCGTGTGAATGAAATGCAGCATGGAGAAGAACAGCTCGTTGATCTGGCTGTTCGTGAAGACCCCTGACCGAAGGGCGTCGATGATAGCCCTCAGCTCAAGCGAACCATCGCGACGCCGGATCATATCCACGTCGAGGTTGTCGTCCTTCAGGGCAATGCGCTCGTCGTCGTAGAACTTGCTGCTCAGACGGACGGTGCCCTTCTCGCGCGCAACAACTTCCCACGAACCATTGATGTAGGCCGTCCAGACCCAAGCGCCGGTACCATCATCCTCGACCTTCACGAAGGTGTTCACCGGGCGCGGCATCTCATGGATGTTACGGGCCTCTATGGTCGGATAGCTGACAATCGGCGGATTGAGCTTGCTGTAGCCTTCGGCGTACCAGTCCACGGCTGTCCAGAAATCGGTCGTGCGGTACGACTGCACGCTGGTCAGCATGAAGCCGTCGAGATCGGCATTGAGCGCCCCAGGAACGTAACTGTAGACCGCCCAGAAGCCCTGCGCTGTTTCGTCGTTGCGCACGAGGATGCGAGTTCCGTAAGAGAATTCCGAAGCCCGCTCGACCATCTCCTGCCGAGTGGCAACTTCGATGTCATAGAGCGTTGCCAGGCGCAGGTATTGATCCGGGTTGTCAACGTCGAGCGGCGCCGTCTCGTCGAGTTCCCAGATGCCCCACGACGGCTGCTCTGCCTCATAGTTGGTGACAAGAATGCGCGGTGAGCGACGGGTGACTGTTGGAATCTCGGCGGTATCGAACTCCCACCCGGCTTCGTCCCACGCGGTTTCCTCCCACGGCAGGAAGCCACGCATCACTTGGAACTCGTAGGATGAAAGCAGGGCATTGCGCTCTGCGAGAGAGGAAACCTCATAGTCGTACGATCCCACTGGAGGCAGAACCATCGCCGTCCCGTCGATAGGACGCTTCCAGAAAAGCTGCCCGAAGGTCGGGCTGTTGAGATCGAGCAACGTTGCGAGTCCCGCCTGCTGCGACAGGAAGCTCTCACGCGAGAAGATGTCGTTGACCGTATCGACGAAGGCCTTTCTGGCGGCCAGAAGACCTTCTCTACCGCCGTCGAACAGCGTCCTGCGCGGATAGATCGACAATCCAATGCGATCATCCGGTGACAGGTTCATGTCGGGCACAGGCTTTCCAAAATCATCGCGGCCCACCAGCGAATTGCGGAGCGGACGCCAGATGGTTTCGGGCAGCACAGTCATGGAATCCTCGGCGCGGATCAGCTGCCATTCGTCGTGCACCACGCCGTCTATATCCTCGTCCTCGATCTCGAACTGCAACACCGAGGTTTCTTCTCCAAGGAACTGCTCGATTCCGGAAACGAGGATCGAGTTTTCCGTGATCGGAGCAATCCACGGAATGTTTTGCGCCTTCGGGTTGCGAAGGATTTCGGCAACGCGCCGCGCCGACATCTTTCTGCCGGGGATGTTGACCGGCTCTCGGTCCGAGTTCTTCACCCAGAAATAATAGACGGTGACCATCGTGTTGAGGTCAGCGTCCCATTCCTCGCTGCGCACATACGACGTGTACGGGGCGTTGTGCGTCTCGCCGTTGTAGGTTTCCGGGGGTGTACTGGAGCGCACCCACTCGTAGATTTCGATCTCAGTGCCCGGAGCCAGGCGGCCCCAGTTGGCCGCACGATATTCAAGCTCGCGCTTGCGGCGATCCTCGTCCTCGACATCGAGACGGTCCGTCTCGCAGACGAGGTAGTTCACTGCACCGAGGTTCCACCACAGACGACCGACCTGTTCACGACCCCAGCGCGCCTCGCCGTGGTAGATCGCCGGGTCATACTCGAACTTCCACGTGATTTCCCGCTCTGCCACACCAGGAATGAGACCAGCCACCGGGTCATAGACCGTGATGTCGTCCAGCAGGACGGGGAGGGCGGTGATAGTGTTGCGCCCCTCTATCTTGGTCTCGGTGTCATAGATGAGGGCGGCCTTCAGACGACTGCTGTCGATCTTGGCTGGCTGCTCACGATAAACCTCCCAGTCCTCGCCAGACCACCGATAGACGACCCACGGACCGTCCACCGGCTGGACATAGCAGATATCTCCATGACGAGCCGGGAACCGCTCATAGAAGGCGTCGCGGGCCTCAGTGCTGGCGAAGCGCTGGGAGCGCAGGACGTAAACAACAGGCCGGATGGTCGTGGTGTAGTCCGCACCACGGTCGAGATACTCGTCGATGATCAGCGTCTGGTCGCTCTCGACACGGCCGACACGGTGGAAGCCAGCCACATCGGGTTCCGTGTCCGTTGTGTCACTGATGAGGATGTAGATGCCCGTGTCATCCTCGGTCAGTCCATGCGGCTGCGAGAAAACCATCCGGAACTGACCGATCAGGTTGCCGTCCTCCTCGATACCCTCGATGCGTTTGAGGTAAGTGGTGTCGGTCGAGATCGGATATAGCTGAAGGACATCCCAGGAGATGTCGCGCTTCAGGGTGTCGTAGACCCAGATGCGGGTACCGGCTCCAAACTCGTTGCCGACGCCCATGGAGACCAGGTCGTAGAGACGCGGGAACGCGGAGTATTGGGCCACCGTGAAGTGGATTTCGTCGATGCGGACAGGGCCAGCCGTCGGCAGATCATCCACCCACGGGCGGGTGAGGGGCGAACCGATACCGACGAACTCATCCTTGTGATCGCGGGTTCTGAACATCTCCAGGGTGGCCGGGCGCTCTACCCACCGGTCACTGTCAGCCGGGACATCGACAAAGGCGTCAAACGGGTTGCCACTGGCGAAGGTGATCTGTTGCGGGTTGTTGCGGATGTCACTCTTCAGCAGCCTGAAACTGACCCGCTGGCGTTTGTTGAGCGCACCGTAGCGGCCGACCTGGAACGCCCACTCTTCAAGGAAACCGAGCTGCCGCTTGTCGTCGATGACCTGCGAACGGGTCAGACGGTTGAGTGTGTCCGCCGAACCCTTCGACTGAATCATGCCCTGATAGGTCTCGAACTGCTGCGTCTCGCTAAGCAGGAGGTTGTCGAGGTATTTCCGTGTCTGGTAACCGATCTGATGCCGGGCGTAGTCGCGGAAATTGCGATCTTCCGACCTCTCAATGTCATACATGACGCGGATGTTCTCGCTCGCGCGATCATAGTTGGCGAGCATTTCGCTGCCGGAGATGACATAGCCGGGCGCATCCAGACGCCCCTTCCAGTCGGCCGAGCGTTGGCCAATGAGACGCAGGCGCGGCTGGCGGAGGTTGTAGAGCGGCGCATAGACGATGTCGTTGAAGATCGTCCGGTCGGAGAAGACCAGGATGTGCTCGATCTCACCAATGTGCAGACGGGCGGCGAAGAGATCGTCCGTCGTCGTGATAATCTTCGTCTCGTCGTCGAGGCGCGAAATGAAGGTTGAACGCGGCGGAATGGGCGCACCGGTACGGTTCAGCAGGCCGTATACGCCGTTGTGGGTTTTCTCGACATTGTAGACAGTGCCATGACGAGACACGAACTTCAGCGTTGAGGCACCCGGCGACAGCGCTATGAAATTACCAGGCTGCCAGTCCATCTGAGCCCACTTCAGGAACTCTCGGATGGCGTACTCCCAGTTCAGGACCTCTCCCGTGACAGGATCGACCTCGTCGAAAACGAAACCCTCTCGCTCAAGCGTCAGACCATAGTCCCAGAGGAACTGGGCGAGTTCTGTCTGGGTCTTGAAAACGGTCGAATACGGGACGTACTTGTAGACGACATCCTTGTAGTCGGGGTTCTTCCACTCGACGTTACGTTCCTGAATGACAACTTTCGGAAATTTCTTGGTCATTTCACCCGGCTGAGGAGACCAATACTCATCCTCGAACTGGGCCGATGCCGTATGCGCTCGGATGGCGCGATAATAAGACTTCTGGTACTCGACGATTTGGTTCGTCTGGTAATAGACGTTCGGACGCCACTCGTAGATCGGCGTGTCCTCGCCGAGTGAAATCACACGCTGCTTGGAGCCATCGCTACCTTTGTCTCCCGGAACCTCATTGGGATCACCAATGATACAGAAGCCTTCCTTGACGGTATCGTAGCCAATGATCTTCCAGCCTTCGCCGGTCCACTCGATCAGTACACCCGAATATACGGCTTCTCGGATCGGAGCAGAGGAATGAAGGAGAACTTCGACGTTCTCGGGGGGCAGTAGACCGAAATTGTCGGCAAACACACGAAGGTTTTTGGCGTTCGTGAAGCCCGCCATCTTGTGGGCGAGACTGACCGACATACCCCTGATTGCATCGCCGAGGATCGACGGCGACTGAGAATTTGAAGCCATGTAGTCGCTGATCCACTGCTGGATGCCGACACGGACAACACGATTGCCGTCTTCGTCGATCTCGCCATGGATGAGCTCCTCGGCGCCACGCGGGCGGTTTCCATAGGACCGGTTGATCCACTGGCCGTCGGGCAGGCGAACACGGTTGAGACGATCCCAGCCGGTCTCGATCCATTCAGCCGGACGCATCAGGTAGCCCACCTGCGCCTTGGCGAACGGATAGGAGGCCGAGTTGATCCAGATGTTCTCGACGGGTCCGTGATCACCAACCCGCCATTCGCGCTTGGCGTCCTCCATGGACGGCGGCTCGGGGATGATCCCGGCCGCAATGGGATCGAGGAGCCTTCCCTGGTCATCCACCGGCAATACCTCAAGGAGGTCAGGGCGGCGGAAGCGGGCATCGACGCCCTTGCGCTCACCGTGGCGGATGATGCCGTCGCGGATGTCCTCCCACATCGGCAGGTTGCCGCTCGTGTATGGGGCAGGACCGTACTCGTTGTCCCACCATGACGGTTTGCTGGCAAAGCCGAGCATCTCCCACGGAGCCAGGTGCGGCCGATCCGTGTCGAACCACCAGCGATAAATGGCTCGCCAGTTACCAGGCATCTCGACGCCGTCGCGATCCTTCACGCCGCGATAGTTCCAGGTAAAGGGATCGTCCTCGACGTAGTCGTTGTGAGCCTTGTAGTCGTATCCATTGAGCTGCGCCCAGCGCATGAAGATCGGTGTGTAGAGGCGGACGTATTCCTCCTGAGAGTATGTCTCGCGATCCAGTTCAACCGGGTCGTTGTTTGCGTCACATGGGTTCGGATCGCCGCGCGTGATCACATTACCCTTATTGGTGAGGCGGGCTCTGCTTTCGACGAGATCGGCGAAATCGAATTCCGGCTTGGCGTCCGTCTTGAACGAACTGTCGATGTTCCGCCAGATCAGCGTCTCAAGGGCCAGAAGAATACGGTCGCGGATGTCACCGAAGGCAAACGACCGTGACCCATCGTGACCCCGAATGATCGGCACCGGCTCTCCGTAGGTGTCATCGATCTCCATACCGGGCTCGACGACAGGCAGTAGCCCCAGAGCGGACGGCGAGGGCGGTATGAAATATTGTCCACCACCCACCGTAGATAGCGAGAACGGGAACTCGTTCGTCTTGGTGATGCGCAGCGCATTGAGGATGGTATCGACCCAGACGGCATCATCGTCTGTTTCAAGAAGGGCACCGGTTGTGTGGAGCTCGACGACCTGCGCGATGAACTTGTTGCGGAAGCGCTGATACTCGCTATCGACGAAGCGAACGGTGTCGAGGTAGTCGAACCGTTTGTCAGAGGCCAGAAGCATCGTTCGCAGCAGCGGGGAGCGATGCTGAACGATGGACGGAAGGGGACGTTCCTCCCAGTTTTCAGCCTCGAATTTCTCGCCCGAGCGGTGATCCTTGAGGCAGCGATAGACGATGGCGTTGTAGGAAACAGTGTCACCAGCCTTGTAATCGACAATGCCATCCCAGAGCCCGGCCGCCTGGAAACCAGGGCCGACCGAGCGACGCGTGTCACGCCAGTTGTTGTTGCGATAAGCGACGCCCTGGAAGCCTTCCTGACGCGCAATCAGCACCGAGAAGTGATCGAACCAGTGACCACGGGAGATCGTCGTCGGCTCGTCGTTGTCCGGGTTCGCTGAGAGGCTCATCGGGACAAGGAAAAGATCGCCACGCATGCGCGGAGGCACTTTCTCGGCCGTGGCATGCCATCCGGAGCCGTAAACGTCCTCCTCGGGCGTCTCACCAGCGATGCGGTAGAACTGGAGTCCCTTGATTTTCTCCCCGTTCACGACCGTCTTGCGTGTGACGATGTCATTTTCGAAAAGGATTTCGGCGCGGGACGACCCGAAACTTTCATAGACGAGCGGCCGACCCGTCACCGTATCGACGACACCCGAACCCTTTGCAAAACCGAAGAGGCGGTTCCCGGCGAATTCCGAGCCAGGAATATCGGCGTGAGAAATTCTTTCATGCGTGTAGAGGGCGAACAGCGGATCGCTATCCTCGAAATTCCTCTTTTGGCCCACCTGCCACTGGGTGCCGTCAAAATAGAAATCAACCGGCTGGTCCGAGTAGACCCAAGGTTGCTTGTCGTATCCGAAACGGTTGTCAAACGGGATGTGACCGAGCACAGGCAGGCGGACGATGTCACCTTTTCGCGGAAAATCGCTGAGAACAACCGCAAAGCTCTCAATGGATGTGGTGATAATGCCGTCTTCGAGTTCGACATCCTCGACGGTCTCGCCGCGATAGATTTCGATGATGCGGGAACGGACCCGCTGATCTTCCACGTCGAGGGCCAGGATGCGGTCGCCGAACCGGACCATGCGGCCGATGTCGGTGAAAAGCGTCCCGACCGGCTTGCCGTTAGCTTCGAAGACCGAGATGTTCTCGAAGCCGGAGGCCTCGTACGGCTGCTCGTCATAGGGAAGGACATCCCAGTCCGAGACCGCCATGAAGTCCTCCGGATCGTCCAGCGGGACCCGCAGGTACTGAAGTTCTCCCGTCAGAAGGGCGCTGATCTCGCCGGTGTAACGAGTTCCGTAGTTGGCGAGCTCGATGTTCGGCACGAACTCGATGATCGGGCGCTTGGCCTTTCGCTCGGTGAAGGTCTCACCGGCCCATTCAACGGCATCCTTGTGAACCCAGAAGTTGTTGATACTCCACGGGTTACGGTCGCGCGAGCGGCGGTCGATAACAACGTAGATCGGCTCGCCGTTACCGGGGATCGTCATCTTCTCCTGGAAGGGGACAAGTTCAGCCTTCGAGCCGACACCCTCGACCCAGTGGGTCGCGGATCGCTTGTACTGGTCCCAACCGATTTCGTAATTCTGGCTGCAACGGATTGGCTGCTTCAGGAACAGTGTCTCCCACGGCAGCGTGTCCCATCCCTGGAAAAACGAAACACCGTCATCCAGCCGAATGCGCAGGCCGCTGGTGATCGTCTGGATGGGCGAGTTGTCCGGGAGCCACGCAGTCACATCGACCATCGGACGGCCATCGAAGAGAGCCGTGAGGTCGCCATAGCGGAAGACCGTGACATCGGCGCCTTCCGGAGGAGCCGTTTCGAGGACGATGTTATCTCCATCGACCTCGGCCACGACGGGCATGCCGTCAACGAAGGCACATGGGGTCTCGTACCTTTCAGGCACCTCCTCACCGGAAGCGTAGCTGGCCTTTCCCGGCAGCTCGAAGGAAACCTCAACGCCGTCGCCTACGTATTTCCTGAACTCCGACCGAAGAATGCAGACAGGGATTGCTTCCGGATCGTCACCGAACCAGTAATACTGGCTCGGGTTCATGAGCTTGTCGATATCAACCGGAGGTGCCCAATTGTAGTACTCGTCGGCGAACAATCTATGGTGATTGTTCGTGAACGCGTTTACGCTCTTGAGATAGTTGATCAGGTCATCATAGAAGAAGATATGCGTTGCTTCTCCATCCTTGTTGCGGGATATGAGGGCGGGCTCCAGCTGATACTCCGCGCGCTGGGTGGTCGGCTCCGGAACGTAGAAGTCCTTATTGGGGTCGAAGTAACTCGGTTTGGCACCAATGTATCCCGAAATATGTTCCGACGCACCGTTCTGGAAGAGGTGGTCAATCGTAGCCCCGAAGAACTTCTTGAGTGTCTCCGTCTGATGAACCTGTGGGAGAAGCTGAATTACGCGACGCTTTTCCATTATCTAATTCTCAAATTCGTATGTGTATTCGCACTGATGATCTCGACGTCTTCAACTGTTGCAGTGGAAATGAACAGTTCATCGGGACGGCATCGCACCTCGAACCCGTCGCCGAAGGCGCTCGTCTCCTGAAGAGGAACGATCACCACAGACGCAACAGCATTGGCGAGGCGATGATGAATGAAAGCGGCAAGCTCAGTGTAATAGAACGTCTCACCGAAGTCCCAGTAGTCAACGTTGAAATATTCATCAATAGAATTTATCACCCTAGTTTTTATCTCTCCATCCGAAAGCACCGAATTCGGAAGCTTGATGACTTTGAACTTGGCACGAAGAGCTGGGTCGGCTGATCTTCCGAACAGGAACTTATACCGGGCAGGGCGCCAGATGATCTCGTCAGAGAACATCTTCTTTTCGGCATACTCACCGAAGGTCGTACGCAGCTCGGTGTCTGTCGGTGGAACCGGCATGTCTTCAGGTTTGGCACCGGCAGCGATCCAGCGCCTCGTGAGCCGGTCGTACTCGCTCGTCAGGACGAAGGTGTCGATGATCGTGGTCCGGGCCGGGTCGATGCGCCGATCCGAAGGCGCATAGTGCTTCCACTGGAAGAACATTGCCGAACCGACAGGGGAGGGGGTCAGCGTATCGCCACCAGCCTTGATCCACTTCCGGGCCACGTTGGGTCCACGACCTGTCGCGAACTTGAAGCGGCGGAACTGCTGCTCCCAACCAGCCTCGCGCATGAGCCAGAAGGTTTCGGGATTGTCTCCCTCGATCTGGAAGGCAATTGTACCCACGGGCGCTGGCAACGCCTCGCGATCACCGCTTCGCTCATAGACCCAGATGTTGGAGGTCGGGACATAGTCCCCGTCGTCGTTTCTCTCCCAGAACAGGAGGGTGTTGGGACCTGCCTCTCCGACGACATGGTAATAGGTATCCGGATCGTCCGGGAAACCGTCCTCGTCCTTGTCATTGAAGACGACCTCTATCCGTCGCGGGTCCGAATAACCGTTGGGCTGCATCATCGGCTTGATCAGAGCCAGGTCATAGTCTCGACCGAGGGGGAGGCCGCCTTGGGGCTTCTCGTTGATACGCAGGATGCGGACCAGGTCGGAGACCTGCTGACGCGTATCAGGATCGATGGTGCGAGCGCCGTCGTAGAAGAAGCGAACCTTCTTCAGGGACTCGAAGACGTACCTCAGGCCCGGTGTGCGGAAGCGCCAGACAGAGCCAGCGATGTAATCGACCGTCATCAGCTTGATGCGCGTATCGATGACCTGTGGCTGTGTTTCTAGCGTCTCAGGATTCCTGACTACCCAGTGGGTCTCGCCATCAGGTGCGTAGTCATACCAGAGGGAGAAGGACAGGTTATTCATCAACTTCCCTCGGATGCTCCGCAGAACATCGTCGCCCATGTTCGGCGCATAGGCAGGGACGATCATCACGACATTGCTGTCATCCTCAACCGGCTCCGAAAGAAGGATCGGACCGGGCACACCATCCGGAACGGATGCCGTCATGTCAGTGCCGAGGATGTCGCGGACGTTCACCCACTTCGAGATGCCATTCTTCTCGACGAGGACGCTCGCGCCTGGGGCGATCAGATCACTGTACTGGGTGACCCACCCAGTCGAGTAGAACCGGCCCTCGTTGGCCTTCTTCCAGCGCATCGACTGCGGGATGATGATGTTTCCGGAACGAGCCTGGCGAAGAAGGTAGTCCTGCACGACGTTCTTCACGCTCGTCTCCTGCAACATCGGCAAGATGATCGTGTCGATCAGCTCGTTTGCCGTCTTGTTTTCGGAAACCGGAACCTCGGAATATGAGGTCGTGCGTTCCTTGTAGAACATGCCATCGTCGGCAAAGGCCGTGATGCCCTGGTACGATCCGGTCGGGTCATGCATGTCCAGATGCCTGGTGTGGCCCGGATAGACGCGCACCAGAGACTTGATCTTGGTGGCCAGGTTCGACTGGAGCACGTAGGTGTTGTAGTCCTCCCCCGAGACCATTCGGTCCTGCGTGGCGTAGACCAGGGGAGCACGACGCTTGATCTGCTCGTCACTCTCACTCGCAGTCGAGTTCGAGACCGGCTCCACAAGGGCGAGAACCATCGTCAGCGTCTTCAGCGTCCCGAGCCGGTTGTAATAAGGCACCGTGACCTGGATGCGCTGCATGTCGATCGGCCGGATTTGGTACTCAAGACCGTTGGACGAGCGGAACCAGAAACGCATCCTGCCCACAGGGGCCTTGCCGAAGCGGCCGTCAGCGAAGCGCAGGGAAATCTGGTCGCGGTCACGGGTCACGACCGAGTAGATGGTCCGCGTCGCGGCACCAACCGAGTTGAACGTGATGTTCTCGGAGAAAACTGCCGGGACCTGTGTCCAGTTCTCCTCGACCTCGCCGTTATCGTTGATCGTCTGAACCCAAACGTCCGTCTCGTTGATGCCGTCGATGGCTATGTCGAAGACCTGGTTCTCGGCCGGGTAGTCGATGATCTGATCGGTGTACTGAAGGCGCCCCTGCTTGAACGGAACGAAGAAGCCCGTGCGCGGGCTGGCGGCGCCGTTTCCGTCCGACCTGTAGATGAGGTGCAGGGAGGAGGAGAGGAGGTCAGGCGTACGCTCGAAAAAGCCCTTGTCGCTATCGAAATCACCGTTGATGACCTCGAACTCCATGCTCTGGCCGGACACGTTCGCCGAGAAGCTCAGTGAGGCCATGTTTAGGTCGCCGTTGAACCTGTAGAGCTGCGTCTGGACCCCATCCATGCTGCCGGTCTTCAGCGGAACTCCGAACTGGTTCACGATCGCACTGTTGAGAACGAGTACGAACCGCTCGGCCCAGTCGGGATCGTCCGGGTTGTTCCAGATGAGGCGCCGGTTGGCGAGATTGACACCCACCGCGTCGAAAACGTCATCGTTGGTTTGAAGCTCGATGATCTTCAGCAGGCCGCGCGCCGGGTAGTTTCTCTTCGGTCGGTACGACAGGAACCGGGCCAGGCGAAGGATGGATTCACGTGCTTCCGCTGTCTCAAGGAAGTTCTCTCTGGCCGCGATGTCCGACTTGATAGCGAGATTGCCCGCCAGCCACGCCAGAAGGTCGATGATGGCGACGAACTCGGATGACTCAATCCAGTCGGAGAAGTCCTCCGCATAGTTGGCGCGAATGTATTCCCGCATCGCCATATTGATCGATCCGGGGTCCGACGCATTGAAATTGATACTATCGAAGGCTCTGTAGAGGACCTGCCAATCGTGTCCGGCGAAAAGTTCTGTCTGACGATATGATTGGGACATTTATTACTCCGAGTATCCAAGAGCGTCGCGCTCGTTGCGCTCGAAAAATACAGAGAACGTGTCTACGATGTTGAAGCCTACGAATTCGGCGATAATCTCGATGCGAATACCGTTATCGAGATCGTAGAGGCGAACGTCCTGAAGTTTGATGCGGACATCGCTCTTGCAGATGCGGACAGCGTCATTGATGATTTCTTGGCGCAGTTGCGCAGTCATGGGCTCCATCAGAGCATCCCAGACGATGCTACCGAAGTCCGGCCGCATCACGCGCTCGCCTTTGCGTGTCATGAAGTGATTAATCAAATCCTGTTTGACCAAATCGATGTCATACAGCGCCCAGTTACGGGTCCGCTCAGCGTTCTGAGTGCTAAATCCTTTGTAAACGTATTGCGCCATTGGTCCACTGATGCCAATATACGTAGTTATTTATAGATGCCTAAAAGCCGCCTATAATTCTCTTTCTCTGGGGTTGAGTAATCCATGAGCTACAAAGTTCCGGAACTACTGCACTGCTGCAATGCGACGAGTGACAAAATTTGGGGCTGCGTTTTTATCGATGGCGTTGCGGATGAAGCTTTTATTTTCTGGGGAGGCGAACCAAAACGCTCTTGGCAAAAGAAGAAGACGAGACCACAGTTCGTTCTGGTTTTTGAAATAGAAGAGACGGCCAACATCAAGAGATCAAAGGGATACAACCCAACCGCACTTGCTGATCTGGAGAGGCTCGATCCAGGCTTCAGAGATCGTTTCGAACTCGAATTGGCGATGGCGCGGCTTCGCCTATGACAAAAGGGGGAGCGAATAGCGCTCCCCCTTCACAATGGGAACAGAGATGGCTTCAAACGGATCAGTGTTCGAGGAACATCGGTGTACCCAAATTCGGCAATGACCGAATTGGAATGAACTGGCCGGGCACCGAGGGATCGGTCTATAGACCATGTTATGTGATAGACCTTGCCGTCCGGGCGTTGTGTTGTTCCGCCGATCTCTACGACCAGAGCTTGGACCTTTTCACCATCGTCGGCTACACCAACGACGATGCCTTCGCCGTCCTTGGGCATGATAAAGTCCTGATCGACTCCGAATTTATAGGTCACATGGTGAGCAATGATATCCCTGTAGCTCGGCGAAAATAGCCCAAGCAGCCACTCGCGGTCCTCCGGATGAATTTCCCAGCCTGCATAATAATTCTTCATTGATGTATTCCCCAAAACCAGTTCATGCGAATACGCTATATGACTTATATTTGCAACTTCCGAGGGGATCGATTATTCCGTTGTGCGCCTGCTACGATTGCGATATAGAGACATTTCGACGAGGAGATTTGAATGCTCTATCCTGTTTGTGATGTTCCGTACCGACAACATCAGGCGCCGACCATTCTGGCTGCGATGACGGGAAGGACATACGCTGAGTCGAAGACTGCGGTAAAATTGCATCTCAGCCTAAAGATCAAGAGCATCAGCCCATCGAATTTCATGACTGTTCTCGAACGGTGTGGGTTTCACGTTGTCAGGCAGTATGCGGAGTTCGACGAACAGATTTGGCTTGCAGTCGATTCTGTATCTCAAGTGATGCCAGAAGTTCCTCTTGTGCTGGAACGAACAGCGGAACGAAGTCTGTCTGCTGAGCAAGCTCAGAAAAATGCAAGAAGGACG